CATGTTAGTACCAAGTAGCTTTTTGAGGTTTTCTAGTTTTCGTACCTTTAACAGTTACAGTGTCACCTTGAGCAATGTAGTTTCTTCCTCTGATACTTGTTTGAGATCTTGGATCTAAATGCAAGTTTTGAGAAGACTCTTCTACTTTAACTCCGCCACTAGCGTAACCGTCTTTGTTTACTCCAACCGGTCTAGTTATTTTTGGGTCCTTCATAATTTTCTCCTGTTTATTTAATATACTAATTCTTAGGGCCTTTCAAGACATTTACGTCTCTAGCCTTCATAGCATCTGAGGTTAATTTTACTTCTGCAGACATTTCTGACTTAGCCATTGCTGTATCAGCTCTTAAATTAGCTAAATCTTCATTCTGTTCTAATTTATCTTCATTAAGTGCTTTTGCTTGCATCATTTTCATTTTATCAAGAGAAAGTCTAGCTTCATCTTCTTTTGCCTTACGTTCTGCATCCATAGCTTTAAGATCAACTTCTCTTTCTTTAAGTTTTAATAATGGATCATGATCGAATTGGTCCGTAATAGATTTTTCTTCCTTCATAAAATCTTCAGTCATCTCAGCAATTAAGATAGCTTTTCTAGCTTCTATTTTCTGTGAAATTTGTTCGAACTGTTGTTTAGCTTGAGGATTCTGAACGGCAGCTTGTTGCATCTGTGGCAACATTTGCATTTCTTGTGGGAACTCTAATTGTACTTGCTCCTGAGCCATGATTGAAATGTGCTCTAAAATGTTTTTCTCTAACGCTGCAGTGATACTTGGATTATTTCTAACAAAGTTAGAAGCCATAAAACTTAAGTGTGCTGTAACATGGGCTCTATGATCTTGACCTGGAAATGCTTGAAAAGGTTTTTGACCCATTGCATCAATATGTTCTAACGCCGGATCTTTCGGTTGATTAGCTGGAGGTGCAGGTAATATTGCATCAATATCTTTTACACCAATTGCTGAGTACATATTTCTATAAGCCATATACATATTATGCATTTGTGGATTAGACTGAGCTAATTGTAATTGTGTTTGTGCCATTGATATTCTTTGACTCATTGAGAATATGTTTGGATCAGCCACAGGTAAAATATCTACCTTGTCATCAAAATCTGTAACTTTAACATTTCTTGATGCCCCTGGAACATCATAAGGATATTCGGCAGGTAAGTAAGTTTTAAAAATATTTGAGAGTAATTTAAATTCGTTCTTCAATGAAGAATATAGTCTTTTGTGGATTGCTGACATTACTCTTGAACCACGTTCTAAAAGAGCTACAGTTGTACCAACAGCTGCTTGTTGGTTCCCATCACCAACTTGCATGTCAGCAATTGATGCGAATCTCTGTCCTGCTTGAACCACAATCCCCATCAACTGTAATAATGTTTGTGACGGTTCTTTATAAGGTAAGAATACGAAAGCATCTTTTAGATTTCCACCTGGAGTATCTACATCTTTAAATTCTCCTGGTTGAATCGCTGTAGCGTCATCTTGAACTCTAACGCCTCTTTGTTTAAATCCTGCTGGTAAATTTGATAATGTCCCTGCATCTAATAACTGACGGAGAGCCGCAGTTGCAGTACGACTTAATCCGCCAATCATATGAATTAATCCTAAGCCATAAAAACCTAGTCCGGGCAGAAATTTGAAATGGACAAAATATTGGATTTTATTTTTCTTGGGATCTTCGGGCTTAAAGTTTCGTCTAATAGATAAAACTTTTCTGCTACCTTCATCGATTGTTACGATGTAAGGTAATTTTATTCCTGTTGGTTCACCATCTTTACCAACGTCTTCGAATCCTTCTAAATCTAAATTAACGTGACACTCAATTAAAGTGTACATAGATTCTACTCTTTGAGATTTTGTAACACCTTCTATTTCTCTCTCTTTTTCTTTTAATTCATTATTAATTGAATCTTGTGGTTTTGCTAATTCTATATCAGAATAAAAACCTGCTACTTGTTGTTTTCTTAAATCATTTTCAGATATTTTTATAACATGAATAACAGCTTCCGCATCATCTAGTGATGTAGCTGTATAAGGAACTACTAAATCGTCGGCTGGAACAAATTTTGATACAGCTCTGCCTAATAGATCATCATAGTAAACTTTTTTAAATGTTGAACCGGATAAAGGTAAATAAAATAACATTTGGTCAAACTCAGATTCATATTCTTTCATTTGATCCATCAATTGATAGTTCATAAAATTCTTAACTCTTTGAGCTTGTGCTTCTTTTGGAGGGGTTGTTGTACCCATGACCATAGTTCTAACCGGTCCATCTGAAGGTAATAATTCTTTATAAGCTAGTGCTTGAAATTGTGTAACCGCTTCAGCTAACACTGGGTGAGTTGCACCTGATGCTCCTTGAAAAGGTTCTGTTCTGTTATCATATTTAAAACCTAATAAATCTAAACCAGTAATATAAGTTCTTTCCCAATCTGCACGGGAAGTTTTATATTCTGCATAATCACTTTGTAATTCATTACCTATAATATCTGTAACGTCTTCTGGAAGAAGATCGTTTAAATTTGCAAACGGATCACCTGAGTCTGGCATCTGTACTGCATTTGGATCAAAGTCGATAGTTGCTCCACCGTCTTCTTCATCCGTAATTTCTACTGGTCCCTTACCTAACTCGTCTGCAACGTCAACCTCTTCCATTCGTTCTGTTTGAACTTTGTCTTCAGGTCTTTGGTTAGGGAGAGTCTTATCGATATCTGCCATATTTATTCTCCTGTATTGGTTTATCTTGTTTTTTATCTTTAATCAACCCCTGAGAATTTGGTCCTTTCAAAGGAGGGATCTCCTTCCATTTAACATGTTTCATATTTTTTACAAGTGTTGCATTGTCTTTAGTCATAATATTTTTTCATTAATCCGGCTAGTCCGCCTTCTGAATAAAGGGTTTGTTCAATCTGTCCTTTTATACTCGTTTCCATTTTGTTAAGTCTTTTTTCTTTTTCTTCTTTACTACTATCAAAAAGTTTAGCTCTTGGAGATGTTGGTTCAAAAATTGACCCCACTCCAAATGGAAGTTTTCTTAGTGTATTAGGTATAACTTTTGTTATAGAATTTTGTAAAAAGTTTTGTGGTAAAAGACTTCTAAAATCACTAATAGTGGAAGACACACCACTTCCAATATCACCCTGACCAGGGAAAACTCTATCTCTTCTGTTACCGGTAAGAATATTACCTTCAAGACCTTTATCATATTGTTTGCCAGCTACATACTTTGTAACTTCCGTATAGTTATTTATTAAAGTATCAAAATTTCCCGATTCTTCAAGAGAGGTTCCTATATTGTTTATTTCTGTTTGTAGTCTATTAATTTTGTTATCATGATATGCTTCTACTTCTTGATCAGTCATATTGGTTAAACTTTGATCATTAGAAGCTAGTTCACCCATCTTAACTTTTTTAGCACTTTCAATTTGTTTTGTAAGTTCCATTGTTTTTCTAAGTTCGGCAAAACCTGTACTATCTAAATTTAATTCTGTAGCTGCATCACTAAGCGTTTCTAATTTTTCTCTATCCCCACCTTTATAAGCTCCAAACGTTAAATTTTGAACGGCTGTTTTAAAACTCTCATCAAAATCTTTTCCTTTAGATAATTCATTAATAGTATCTAAGCCTACAAAAGCTACTTCAAAAGGTCCGCCCGCTTTCATAAAACCTTTCCCTAGTTTATTTACTCCTGGAATTTTTCTTATCTCTTTTAACATTTGATCTATAGGTATTCCGCTGTTTAATTTAATGTCAACTTTTTTTGCAAGTACAGGATCTTTGCTTTTAATATAAGCTCTTATGTCTTCTATGTTGTTTGCAATATTTTCTATATTTTTAGGTTTTTTTAATGTTTTTAAATCAAAACCCGCGTTTTTAAAAATACCAGGATTTTCTTTTACATATTTTCCCCATGTAGTATTTAACTCAGCTGCGTTATCTAAACTTTTTAACATTTCATCTTTTATATTTAATGTTTCAAAACTACCAACACCTTTATCTATTTTGTTAAACTCAAATGGTCCTACTTGTTTTGCTTTAAATTGTTTATCAGGAACACTACCTATATTAAAATTAAATTGTTTAGCTATTTTTTCAACAGCTCTTTTTTGATCTAAGTTACCAGATTGCACCGCTTGAAAATATTTATTATTTAATTGTTTTTTAAATCCCGTATTTAAATTTTGTTCTAAAATATTAACATTTGTTAAATCTGATGCATTAGAATTCATTAGTGATCTAATAGTATTTTTATCTAAAGGATGATCTAGTTCTGTAAATATACCAAAATTTGTTTCAAGGTATTCTTTTAATATTTTATATTCATCAATATTTTTGTGAATTGCGTCTAATTTAGTAAGATCATAATTAGGGTTAGGTGTTTTTGTTCCTTTTAAATTTTTTCTTCCAAAAGCATCAAATATAATAGTTTCAAAAGTTCCAGTTTTAGCTCGCTTTACATGGTCTGCATAACGTTTTGTTGCAGCTGATGATTTTCTATCCGGATTCCATTCTCCATATTCTATTATGTCTTCTTTAAATTTTCTTTTAAAATTACTTCTATCGTTTTTATCAACCATTTCGTTTAAAGGTAAATCTGTATTTTCTATTTTTTTTGTACGATTTTTTTCTAGATTAGATTTTTTAGCCCATTGTTTTGCTGCGTCATCTATTACTTCTTTTCCATATTTTTCATACAACTCGTTAACAGATGCTTCTGCTCTTACTGTATTGGGATCTATTTTTTTAACTAACTTATTATTTTCAGCAAAACCTTGCCTGCCACCTTGAGCATTGGCTTTTCTAAATGTTACATCAAAATCATCTTCTAAAGTTTCACCAGGTCTTAAAATAGAATCAGCTCCTTGGTCCAAGTCTGGTGTATTAAAGTTGTCCATCTCTGATCTTTGGACCTCGGCTACATACTTTTGCCACGCACCCGTGCTGTCTTCAGCTTTAGCGTATTTAGTTAACCAACCCTTTGATCCAAAATATTCTTTTACTGTATTACTCATTATTCTCCTAATATAGAAGCAAGGCCCCCGGTTGCATGTAATTTCCTGTTAGCAACTTCTAACATTTTTAATTCCATAACTTGATCATTAGGTTCCATCTTCATAATCTTAAGTGCTTTCTCTTTTGAGATATTATGTTTTGCCATTAATTTTTTAAGTCTATCTATATTTCCTGGTCCTGATTTTTGCGTAAAGAAATCTATACTATCATCACCATAGACAACAATTTGTTGACCTTCCGGTAGATCACCGCCTAATTCTTTAAATACATTTTCATTCTTAGCAAGATCAGGATTAGCTTTTAATTCGTCTATAAAACCAGGAAAAGTATCTTGAACATATTTGTCATTAGGGTTTCCTTTAATAGTATTTTTTATTCTTTCAATAAGGTATTCAGCTTTAGTAAATTTACCTTCTTTTTGTACCGGTGTCTTAGTTGCAGCATTTAAAACTGCATCTTTATTAAGTTTACCATCAGCATCAAATAGATCATTAATATTTGTGTCTTCTAAAATATCACCTACTATTTTTTCGCTTTCCGGAGTTGTAGATGTATTAATTCTTTTATTCGCTGCGTTAAACATATCCCGTAAAAGAGTTTCTTTAGGTATTTCAATACCATCTCCAGTCGTAACTACTTTTTTGCCAAATTTTTTATTTACTTTTTTTATTACTTCTTCTACAACTTTTTTACCACCTGCATAACCAATACGTCCGCCGTCTGCTTTTTCTTTTCTAATAATTTTTGGTATTTCCTCACCTACTTCTTCAAATATGTCATCTGTAACTCCAGACACTTCCTCATAAATATCTCCAGTGTTAGGACCATCATTTCGAAGATAAGCAGTTCCTTCGTCATATTGTGGACCTATTTCAACAGGTTTGCCTTTAACAATGATTGTCTCATTTGGTGAGTAGCCCATGTAAACTTCTTCAGTTAAATCATTACCAAAATTATCTTTTCCAAACTCTTCTCCTGGTGCATTTTTAACTTTTTGAACTTCAATTCTACCGGTTGCAGTATCTTCAGTTAATGTAAAATCTTTATACTGTTTAACACTCTGTCTCTCGGCTATTGCGCCGGTTTCAGTTACATCATCACCAAGTTTTCTAATTTTATCAACTAGCTTAAAAAAATAAGGAGGAGGTCCACCGGTTGCAGCTTCTTTTACAACTTCTTTTGCAACTTTTTTACCACCACCTTTTGTAAAATTTACAATTCCTGATTTAAGGCCCGCGATTCCTGCGCCTACAGAACCCATTAAACCTAAGAACGCACGTCTACCCATTTTAAAGTTTTGTCTTGCTGGTCCGCCTTCTGCCAAAGTTAAGTAATTGTTATCAGGGTTATTTAATTGATCTTCATAAAGATTTTCTCCAAATCTATTGGCAACCCCCATTAACCCTCCTTGATTAATAAAACTTGCAGTAGGGATATTTGAGTTAGGATCAAAATCATATGTCTTACCCGTAATATTTTCTATTTCATTAGTTTTTGGATTTTTTGAAAATCTACCCGACCCAATTGTCGTCGCTAAAGTAGCATCTAAAAAATTTAGATTATTAAAACCTGTAAAACTTTTTTGATTAGGGTCATCATAATAATCTTCATAACCCACCACATTGGGGTTCTTACTTCTTTTAGCTATCTCATTAAACCTAGTTTTTTGTAAATTAGATAACCACGATTTAGTTTTAAATCCTCCTTTTTTATCAAAAGGGTCTCCAAAAAGTGATTTTCCATAATTAAATGGCACAGAAGCTGCAGTCATAAATTTGTCATAGATATTTCCATTACCCGTTGTAACTGGTCCAGTTTTAGGTGTTGGTGTAACATAGCCTGCTCCACCTTTTTCTCCGGGTGGTGGTGTGTAAGAAGTAACATAGCCTGCTCCACCTTTTTCTCCGGGTGGTGCGCTGCTTTTTCCACTGGTTTGACCTGATCCAGCTTTTGAATCAGACTCATGTGGATTACCCCCAAATTTAAATTCTGTTCTACCCCCTTTTGCAAAATTGTTTTGCATTCGACTACTCATAAACTGTTCTTGTGAGATTCCAGCATCATTTAATTTTTGTATAAAATCTTGTTGCAAATATTTTTGAGTTTCTTGTGATACTCCAGGCATTGATTCTTGATAAAGGTTATAGACTCTTACTAACTCCACCATAGGATCTGCTGCGGGTTTTGTCTTTGGAAGAACCACTGGTCCGGCGTCCTTATAAGGAACTCTTGTTGTATCATTATCTTCACCTAATAAGTAATTTAAGCCTGTAGAAGTCGTTGCTTGCGATCCAGGAGCTATTAACATATTTCTTGCTAGCAGAGCATCTGAACCATGGCCAATGTCTGATAGATTAGGTTGAATCTGTGCTTGACCTCCTTGGTAGAGTCCTGCACGTCCTCCTTTAGAAAAATCTTCAGGATCTAATACTTTCATAATGTAATCTTCATCAGCTGCAGCTTTAGCTTCTTCAGCTTTGACCGATTTTTCATATCTCATGTTTGAAAGGGATTCTTTGTTTCCTTTTTTTAATCTTGCAAGAATATCTGCTTCAGTTTCTTCAATATTTTTACCACCTAAAATGGGTTTGTCTGGATTAACTGATGAACGATCAAACATACTCACAATTTTTCTTTTATTAACCTCTTGTGCAGATGCTTTTTGTCTCATTAAAATCATTTCCAAATTATCCGGTTCTCTCCCGTTTTTTTTAAAAAATTCTTCAAATAATTCTTTAAGTATTTTTTGCATTAATAATATTCTCTTTTTCTAGGCGGTTGTTTTTCAATTAAATAATCTTCGGGGTGAGTTATAAAACCTCCCTGTCTAAATCGCATAACAGCCATAGTCATACTATCAACTAAGTCATCATGATCTCCATGTGGAAATGCTGCGCATTCTTCTACCACTTCTTCTGCAAAACGCATTTCTGGCGCCCAGATTAGACCTGCTTCGAAAAGAGGTGCACATGAATTTATTCTTACGTGCTTATCATTACCACGACTTGGCGTAAATGTCATCACGGGAATGTCCATTTGACGTAATTCATGAGTAAGGGGAGTTCCAGATGCTTTTTGTTCAATGATAACCATATCGGGTTTCCAATATTTATATTGTTCTAGTGCTGCTCGTCTTAATTCTGGAAATTCATATCTCTCTTTTATAGAATCCATTAAAATTAAGTTAGCTGGACCATCGACTTCAGGATAAAATACACCCCAAGTCGTAATAGCTGAAAAATCGGCAGTTTCTTTTTTTAAAAAAGCAGTATCGTAAGATTGTATGACATAACTTACGTCCGGTAACGTATCATGAGACCACATACGCCACCATTCTCGTTTTATAATAGCTCCTTCTTCCGAAGTTGGCTTTTGCATCCACTGAGCGTTCCATTTTCCAATCGGTAGTGTTGCTTTTACCTTCTCAAGCTCTTCTAATTTCCAATACTCTGGCCAAACCGGTTTTCCTTCTTCTGGTCCGTGGTCCAAGATTGCTGGAAATTCGACAATGTCCCATTTATCGCCTTTTACTTTGCCTTGGTTCTTCATTAAAATTCCTGTTAGATCTTTTTTACTCCATCTTGTCATAACGAGCACAATTTTTGCTCCTGGCTGTAATCTTTGTCTGGGTCCTGATGTGTACCATTCATAAGCATTATCAAATGCGTCTTTTGACATCGCATCTTGCTCTGAGTGAGGATCATCGATGATTAATAAGTCAGCACCCCGTCCGGTGATTGCCCCGCCGACACCAGCTGCAAAATATTCGCCACCTTGTGCTGTTTCCCACCTACCAGCGGCTTTACTATCTTCCTGTAACGTAGTTTTAAAAATTTTAGAATATTCTTCACTATCAATTAAGTGTTTTGCCTTACGACCGAATCTTACTGCAAGCTCCCCGGTGTGAGTGACCTGTATAATCTTGAGCTTTGGATCACGGCCCACCATCCAGGCTGGAAGTAAAAAAGATGCAAACTCAGACTTAGTATGTCTAGGCGGCATGTTCACAATTAATCTATTTATTTTACCAGTTGCAAGATCATTAAATTTTTGCGCAATTATTCTGTGGTGCGCACCTTCGATGAACTCGGGCCAAACGCATTTAACAAAGGACATAAAGTCTTCTTTTGCCCTGTTTTGGATCTTTCTTTCGGTATGAAGTAGTCTTAATTGCTTGAATTGTTTTCTAACGTCGGATGGTAATTTGCTTATATCTAAGTTATTTAAATCCATTTTAAAATTTTTATAATATTTTTTGCACTTTTTAGGGTGGAGAAGTTTTATACACTCATTAAACCTCTAAATCAAGCAATACAACCTGAAGTAGTGGGACCCCTTTTTAATATAAGGGGGATCGATTACTGAGCGCGCGCGAATATTGGGATCGCGTCTGGTACCTCTATTGATTATGTATTAGATATGCTGTGATAGGGGGCGCACAACCTGTGCGTGTGAGTGTGACCCTACAGGGTCACACATGTATGTAACTCGGTTAGTCTAGTAGTGTCATGTATGCGCTAGCATTTAGTCTACTGAACTTAGACAATTTCTTTTGCATTGTATTATAATCCTCATCGAACTCAGCTGTCTTGATCTCGATGTATAACTTGTGTTCCTCTGGTGTTAACATCGTTGACTCATTCGAGTAAGGGTTAGTTGCTTTGATCATTGTGTCCATGTTATCTCCTGTATGTTTGTTAATATAGTTATCCTATACTATCCACCATTGTTGTCAACTGCTATTATCTTGGTTTCCATATAATCTCTACCACTCCAATCTCTTGCCTGTTCCTTGACTACATCAATCGGTGTTTC